GTGGAAAAACCTCGCAAGTGTGACCTTCACCCGACAATGAAACCCGTCGAGCTGGTTTCCAATTGTATCCTCGACGGAAGCAAGGAGGGCGATGTTGTGCTGGATGTTTTTGGCGGCAGCGGCACAACCCTCATCGCTGCCGAACAGCTGGGTCGCAAGTGTTACATGATGGAACTTGACCCGCACTACTGCGATGTGATAATCGCCCGCTGGGAGAAACTCACGGGCAAAACCGCCGTGAAGCTATGAGACCGAAACACTGGACTGCGAAAGAGGACGAGATGCTCCGCGAACATTGGAGCGGCAGCTACCTGAAAGACCTGGCCACGTTCATCGGGTGCAGCGTGAACACTATACGGGACCACGCTGCCAAGCTCGGCCTCACAATGGAGGACAAGGGTGCGTACTACAAGGAGAGACGCGCCGAAACAAACCGCCAGGCTGCGATAAAAGCCGGTAAGCGCCCTCAACCCTACACGCATGGACACAAACACACGGAGGAGGTAAAGAGGCGAATAGGCGAAAAAAGAAAGAAATTGTACGCAGCGGAACGTCGCCGTGTTATGTACGGCTTGCCGCAGCGCACGAAGATACACGTTAAATACTAACAACTATGGCAAACGAGGAGAATTTGCGGCCCGTCCGAAGCGAGAGCGAAGCGAGGGAAAAAGGCAGAGCCGGCGGCAAGGCTTCCGGCGTGTCACGTCGTAAGCATAAGGCTATCCGCGAGCTGCTGCTGGCAGAGCTCCGCAAGGTGGGTCCCAACGGACTGACGAAGGAGGAGTACCTGGTGGCGAAAGCGCTGGACAACCACGCCCGCGGCAAGCTCACGTTCAAGGACTTACAAGACCTCCAACAACTGCTCGGCGAGGCCGTGGAGCGTCAGGAAGTGAACGTCAAGGGCCGCGTGGAGTATGTGCCCGAAGTAACCAACGCCGTCCTGAATAAACACTGTAAAAAATGATATACACCGACGTGTACGTTAAGACTGCCGAGGCGACCGCGAGAACGGACCGCTTCGTGTCGTCATGCGGCGGCACACGTTCCGGCAAGACCATCAGCATCCTCCAGCTGCTGTTCGTGATGGCAGACAAGGACAAGGAGCCCACCATCACGTCAGTGGTGTCGGAGACCTTCCCGCACCTGAAGCGTGGCGCCATCCGCGACTTCCAGACGTGCATCGACCTCTACGACGAGAGTCGCTGGAGCAAGGGCGGTAACGTCTACACCTTCGAGAACGGAAGCATCATCGAGTTCTTCAGTGCCGACTCCCCGGCGAAGGTACACGGCCCGGCCCGTGACCGCTTGTTCCTGAACGAGTGCCAGAACATCGACTACGACGTGGCCCGCCAGCTCTTCGTCCGCACGAAGGGCCTGATATTCCTGGATTATAACCCCACGCGCTCCTTCTGGGCCCAGGAGAAGGTGGAGAACCGCGACAACTGCGTGGCCATCCACTCCACCTACAAGGACAACAAGGACCACGTCACGGGTCGGTCGATGCTTTCTGCCGAGCAGATACGTGAGATCGAGAGCAACCAGGGCGACGCGAACTGGTGGCGCGTCTACGGCCTCGGCCTCACGGGTCAGCTGGAGGGTCTCATCTTCCCCGACTTCGAGCAGATAGACGACCTCCCCGATGGGCTGATAGAGACCTACGGCCAGGACTACGGCTTCACCAACGACCCCAGCACCCTCATACACACCAAGATAGATACCGCCCGCAAGTGCCTCTACTTCGACGAGGTCTACTACCGCAAGGGTATGCTCAACAGCGACATGGCGGCGGAGATGGAGAGCGCGGGAGTGCCGAAGCGCAGCGCCCCCATCTTCGGTGACTGCGCGGAGCCCAAGACCATCGCGGACCTCTGCACCTACGGCTTCAACGTCAAGCCGTGCTACAAGGCCACACGCAAGGCGGAGCAGCTCCAGCAGATGAAGGGCTGGAAGATATACGTCACCAAGCGCAGCGTCAACCTCATCCGTGAGCTGCGCGGCTACACCTGGCAGACGGACAAGGACGGCAAGCGCCTGAACGAGCCCATCGGCATCAATGACCACGCGATTGACGCGGCCCGGTACAGCGTCACCACCTGGCTGTATGAAAACGCAAACAAAGGCAAATATAATTTCCTATGATACACTAACGGATTATGACTAAAGAAGAAGCAGTTGAACAGATGATTAGGGATGTGAAAAATGACGATTATAGCCATACTACATTCACATCGGTATTGTGGGATATGTTTGCGAAAGACAAACAAAGCATAGAAGCATACATCAAACCTAATAGGGAGTTTTGATATAATGACCAAGAATTAGAAGATATGATATTTTGGGGAAATACAAAAACTGATAACTATGAATATGATAGACAAAATTAAAGCCGAATTAGTGCGAAGAATAGAAGTCGGTAAGATAGACAAGGCTAATGGTTATCCCGAATGTGATGGCGGTATTATTGAGTGTGAAGGTATGCTATCTTTTATAGATGATTTATTTCATCAGACAAGTAATGATGATGAATTTGATGCTTACTATGAGATTTATCAAAAAGAGTATTCAAAAGGAGAGTATTGCCACGAAACGTCTTTCAAGTGGGGTTTTGAAGAAGGCTCACGATGGAGGCAAGGCTTGATGATGGAAAATGCGGTAGAAGGAGTAGTTGGTAAGACGCAAGGTTGGAGGGATGGAGGTAAAAACAATCCTAATCTTCAAGTGAGGGCAACAATACCGCCTGAAGGTTTTACTTATGGAGAGAAGGTCAAAGTGATTATAATTAAGGACTAATTTATGTATCCAATGAAATACTACAAAGGCATGACAACCCAGGATATGCGCGAGATAGCGGCGTTTTTCGCTATCGTCAAGGCATACCTCAAGATGAAACGCATAGAAGAACGGAACAAATGAAATACGTCTGCATACTATCAGCCCAGGAGGTGGGCGCACCTATCTGCAAAAAGTGCCCCATAAAAGCGCAGTATCGCTGTGGGCTCCGTATGCTCGAAGAACAAGAACAAATACCGCAACAATGATACAAGACTACGACAGCATGAAATACGCGACCTTCCTGGAACTGGTGAAGGTATGCGAGAGAGCGACCGACGACACCGAGCGCACCATCAAGGTGCTGCACCTCATCACCGGCAAGACCGAGGACGAGCTGCTGGCCACTGAGCTGACCGAGTACGCACGGCTCACCCAGTCGGCGCAGTTCATCGGCACCGAGCCCGCAAAGGTGCCGGTCCGTACCGAGTACAAGCTGGGTGACCTCATACTCCAGCCCACACTCCAGATGATACACATGACCGCCGGGCAGTACATCGACTTCCAGAACTGGCTCAAGGAGGACGGCCACGACTTCGAGCTGCTCTCATGTCTCATGATACCGAAGGGTCACAAGTACCTGGAGGGCTACGACGTGGAGGACGTGATCGCGGCGATGAAAGCCCACCTCATGACACGGGACGCCATCGCGCTCAAGAGTTTTTTTGTGGCCTCGTCAGTAGCGTCAATTCCCGCTATGGTAATCTCTTCGGAGGAGGTGTGGAAGAAGCTGACGAGGGATCAGAGACGCAAGATGCGGAAGGCGATGAGGGCAGTGCGTTCGCTCAAAGATGGGGTTGGGTCGCTGTCATCGATGCAGTATCGGAGACTTATCGATGCAGCTGGGAGGCCGCTACCCAGTTGAACGTGGTGGAGTTTCTCAACGTGTACTGCTATCGCTGTGATAAGATAGAGGAGAAGAAAAGACAAGAGGAGCTATGGAGACAAACACACTGATACAATTTCCAAAGACGACCGAGGTGCTGGAGCGCTACGGTCAGGAGTTCATCGAGCTATACAAGCGCAACCTGGTGGCAAGCGGACGACCCGCCAGCGGCGACCTCATCAACTCGCTGCGCTACGAGGTCAAGATGGACCGCCAGGCGTTTGCGGTGGACATCCATCTCAAGGACTACTGGAAGTACATAGAGGACGGGACACGCCCCCACTGGCCGCCGGTGGATGCCATACGCCGCTGGATAGAGGTGAAGCCCATCATACCGCGACCAATGGCAAACGGCAAGCTGCCGACCACCAACCAGCTCGCGTACCTCATCGGCCGCAAGATCAGCCGCGTGGGAACGGAAGGCAAGGATGACTTCCAGCGGGCGAGTGACGAGATATTCAACCGCATGGAGATGTCCATCGCCCTGGCTGTGACGGAGGACCTGGAGGCCCAGGTGGCGCTCATCTTCACGGAGTTCACCCATCGGTAAGACCCGTTTTTGTCGCTTTCCCTATATGGGTAAAAAGACGACATGGCAACACCCATCTGGAAAGACTACGCGGTGGACCTGGGCACGACTGACGGCCAGGCGTTCACCATCTACGACGCATCCGACAACACCGGCAACGTCATATACAAAGGCAAGGCATACATCAAGCCGGGCGAGACCAACGCCACGGTGCGCGTGAACGATATCTGCGCGGACTACCTCAAACAGCTCATCACCGCTGACCTCTCGGCCTCTTCAGCTGTCTATACCGGCGACACGGATGTACCCGCCACCCGCGCCTTCAGCCTATATGTCGGCACCACCCGCATAGCCAACTGGGTGATGTACCTCAACTGGGAGTATAAGGACGGAAACATAGATAAGCTGAACAAGACCGCAAACGATCCTATCACCGGCCGCATCCAGACCGGCATGAAGGGCCCGTTCTCTCTGCTCTCGATGGCGACGTCGGTGTACGTGACATATTCTGCCGGTACCGGCGGAGGAGTTTTTTCTTACGGCCGTGCTCCGTTCAACTTGTTTTACCGTGCCTCCGGCTCAAGGCTGACACTCTCCGCGTCCAACGCATCCGTGGCATACCAGGTTATCCCCAAATGTCACCGCTATGCCCTCTACTACGTTAACGAGCTGGGCGGTGTGGATGTCCTGGTTATCGAGGGCAAGTGGACGATGAAAGACAGCTACAAGCGTGACACCTTCAAGCAGACCTATGGCAACGGCGGCACCATATATCGCGGCGAGGTAGACTATCACAACGATATCACAAGGACCTGGGAGCTGCACACTGGATGGCTCACGGACGCAGAAGCGGGCCGGATGCGTCACTTGCTGGGCAGCACCCTGGTCTTTCTCTGCGACTGCGATGACGACTATGCGCTGCATCCCGTCATCATCACCAACGCCGACTGCCCCTATAAGCACCGCCGCTGGGATGGCATGATTGAATACGGCATCAATGTAGAACTGGCCCGTGATATTACAAGACGATGAGACTCAAGTACAACCTATACATCAACGGGGAGAAGGCGGACATCAATGACGGCGCCCTGGTACTTATGAACTACAAGCTCACGGACGTCGAGAGTCCCTCCGCCGTGTATAACAGCCGGAGCCAGCAGCTGGCCCTTCCCCGCACGTCGAAGAACAACGTCATCTTCGACCACATATACCGCGCCGACCACACAACCCAGAGCGGCAAGTTCAACGCGCTTCAGCGCACCCCGTTCGAGATTATCGGCGTGACGGGCGAGAAGCTGGAGGCGGGCTACCTCAAGCTCACCGATATAAGCGACACCCAGTACACCGTGGTACTCTACGGCGGACTGGGCGGCTTCTTGTTCTCGCTCATGTATAACGCGGACGGTACGAAGAAATCGCTCGCCGACCTCCAGTACACGACAGCGGGCGGTGACAACGAGCTGGACTTCAACATCACCCGTGACGCGGTACGTGAGGCATGGCGCACGATCAGCGGGCTGTACTCTCACTCTGACCTCTGGAACATCATCAACTTCACCCCGTGTTACAATGGCATACCGGGCGGTGACTTCGACCCCAAGAAGGCGTTCTGCTACAACGGCTGCTACGGAGTCAAGGCCAGCGACGGAAACTACCGCAGCCGCCGCGATCATGTCATGGTAGACCTCACGAACGCAGTGGACGAGTGGGCCGCCCAGGACCTCCGAAGTTATCAGCAGCGTCCCGTCTTGAGCATCAAGGCGTTCTTCGATGCTCTCCAGCGTTTCGCTACCGCAGCCGGTTACACGCTGTATTGCGACCCGGTCTGGTTTTATTCGAGCAACCCCCGCTACTGGAAAACCTGGCTCACCCTTCCCAAACTCGACAGCATACAGCTACCCAATGAGACGGGCAGCGGCACCGGCACGTTCAACGGTCCAGACCCAGGCGCACAGCCTACGTTCGGCAGCGCCCGCGTGGCTGACGCCGTTATCAGCGGGCCGTGGGCTAACAAGGGTTACACCGCAAAGCACAGCGTGAGCGTGACGTTCACTCCGAGACTCAATACCGAAGGTTTGACTCGCGTCCTCACTGCATGGGAGACTCCCGACTCACCCAACGGTCGCCGCTACTGGCGTATCGTTGCTGCATACCAGCTGCTCGCCCTCGATGGCAACGGTGTGGTGGTGGGTGGCTCGAAGGTGGCGATGGCGACCACCAAGACCAAGTGCTCCGACGGCGCGGTGCCGAAGGAAGAGACCGTCAGCCCCGCGACTTTCGTGAGCAAGTACAACAACCCGGTGGGCGGATGGTCCGTTCAGTTCGCACCCTCATGGGTGCCGGAGGACGGTGACGCCTACGAGTCCACGATGCACAACGGAGTGTATTACGACGACTGGAGACTCTATGGCGAGAACCTCCTTCCGATGGAAATTACCCTCTCGTTCGATAACGTTGCTGGAGTCCGTGACGTGCGCCTCCGTACTACATACCTGGCTGTGTATTCGAGTATCATCCAGAGCGATGTCCGTTACTACCAGGTAACCACCAATGTAGTGCCTAACTATAATTACTTCGATACAACGGAGAACTTGCTGGGCTTGTCCTTCATGGACGGCGCCACCGACTCATACTCATACAGCGTGAGCGGTACAGCCCACTCCGGCTCGCTTATAAGCAAGCGGACGCTACTGGGCGGCACTCATACGCCCGCCGACTATCTGCTCGCGTACTGCAAGATGTTCGGCCTCTACTTCATAACCAGCGAGGACGGCAAACGTATCGAGATACGTTCGCGCGGCAGCGCCTATCACCTCGTTGACCCCGTTCTTGATTTCCAGCAGCGCATCGACCTCCCCAGCGTGAAGGTCAAGCCCTACATCATCAAGTCTCGGTGGTACGAGTGGGTGCAAGAGGTGAGCGGACGTTTCGCCGACTACTACAAGAGTGTGTACGGCCAGGACTACGGCATGGCTCGCGTGAATACCGGCTTCGAGTTTGACGCCAGTCATACGGACGTGCTCCAGGATAAGATACTCAAAGGTGCGGCGGAGGTGCTGCACCAGAGCAAATACTTCGAGAATATCACCGAGGACAGCAAAGCGTGCCCGCCTCCGTTCATCGACGGCGGTACGTTCACGCTGTGGAACTCCAGCGGTGAAGCCCAGGAGCAAGACATCATCACACCCACCGATGCGGCAACGATAACGTACATCAACACCACATACCTGGGCTACGACTATACTGACTACCCCAAGCCGGAGTTCTGCGACAAAGACGGCAAGGAACTGGACGGCGCGGATGTGCTGCTCATGTATGACGGCGCGGGCGGTCCCGCCCAGTACGGGCGCTTTTGTCTCACTGATGACAACGGACTGATGACGCTCTATAACGAGGGCAAGCCGTGCTGGCTCCTCGGCCAGGCATCCATCCTCGCCAACGCTTCGTACGTCATCGGTTACCGGGCGGACGGTACGACGCTGTACTTCCCGCGTTTCCGCCGCATGATGACCGGCTTCAGCTCGCCTATGACCGTGACCTACTCACTGGATATGGCCGTGCCCCAGGAGATAGACCAGCCCGCGATCACTTGTGACGCGAGCAAGGCTGTCTATTACCGCCGCTGGCGTAATTACATGAACGACCGCCTGGATGTAGACGCAAAGGTTATGACGTGCAAGGTGGACCTTCGGGGGCTCCAGGTGGGCCGCAATCTGCTGGGCCGCATCTGCTTCTTCGACGGAAGCCTCTGGGCGCTGGAGAACATCAAGAACTACGTCCTCGGTGGCGACGAGCTGACCGAGTGCGAGTTCGTCAAGGTAAAAGATAAGAGCAACTACCACACGGGACAAAACTGATAGAACAATGGCTGACAACATGACAATACAGCGTATCATCGAGATACGCGCCGAGCGGTCCACCGATACCGTCAAGGACCTCAAACAAGAAATCAACGTCCTCAAGGATGCGCTCCTCAACGTAGAGGAGGGGACGAAAGACTACGACAAGGGTGTCCAGCTTCTCCAGGAGGACCAGCGCCGGCTGAACGAGGTGAACGCGCTCACCCGCAAGGAGAACGTCGCCCTCGCCGGCTCATACTATGACCTCAACGCGCAGCTCGTTCAAGCCCGCAAGGACTACAA